ATACACGTAATGTTTTGTGACTGCAAGAAACATGCCAAGTGGGCTGTTCTCAGCATCTTAAAAAGAGTAAACGAGCTATATGACTCAGGAGGCGATGATGCAAATTAGCGTAGACACCATATCTGACACCCACGGGCACGGGCTAGATGTTAAAAACAGAGAGATTTATTTACATGGCTATGTAGGTAATACCGACGAAGATCCCGGAGTAGACTATAGGATGTCAACCAATCTGTATAAAAACATCAGAATTCTTGATTCAATTAGTCAAGATCCAATTATTATACATATGCATAGTGTTGGTGGTAATTGGGGTGATGGAATGGCCATATACGATGCTATATTGCTTTGTCAGTCTTACGTGACAATCATTGCCTATGGGCAAGCGGAATCAATGAGTAGTGTAATACTTCAATCTGCGGACAATAGAGTCATGACTCCAAACGCCTACTTTATGTGTCACTTTGGCGCTAGTGAGTATAGCGGCAATTATCTTGATGTACAAAAGGGAGCTGTCTTTGAAAAGAAAATGACCGACAAGATGCTCGATATCTATACGGATGTCTGCGTTAAAGGTAAGCACTTCAAAGAACATTACACGAACGCAACAGAGGAAAAAGTAAGGAACTACTTAAAGAGGAAATTAAAGGATGGAGATTGGTATCTGGACGCCAATGAGGCCGTATATTATGGCCTTGCCGACTGCGTATTAAATACTAGGAAATGTAAAAATATAAGTGATCTAAAATAAAGGGTAAGCATGTATGAGATTCTAGCTTGGTTAACAATATGGTATTTTGTAATGGCATTCGCAGAATACCTTATACACAGATATACGATGCACAAAAAACTGGTAATAATCCCAGAGTGGATCTGGAAACACCACGCTATCTACCACCACCGCGACAACCGACACGATCTAAATATAGACTTACCTTTTTACATACACCTTACACTTGGTTCACCTTTAATATTAGCATCTACTTATTTTGGCTTAACGTCAACGCTTTGCCTTTTGGCTATATTTTATTATCACTCGTATGTATGGACACATATGCATAGGGCGATTCACGACATCAAGGATCACTGGATAACCAAAACAGAATATTACCATAAAGCTAAAGACCATCACCTTAAACATCATAGAAGACCATCAAAAAACTTTGGGGTGGTTTTCCTTTGGACTGATTATATATTCAAAACAAAAATATGAGCAAACTAAAAAAACTAAATGACGCTTGGTTAAATATTGACGGAATAAAAGAGTCTGATCTTTCAAATCCGTTTGATATTATAAAGTTTAGCGAAGACAACGCACATTACAAGATACTTTGGCTCATGACTAGACCAGAGTACTTCTCTTTTCTATGCAAGCATATATTTAATATTACCCTCTTACCGTCTCAAGCTCTATTTCTATATGAGATGTGGAATCGCAAGTTCCCAATGCTTATAGCGAGTCGTGGTTTTGGGAAATCTTTTATACTATCTTTATATGCAATGATGAGAGCGTTGATAATGCCAGAAAGAAAAGTGGTGGTTGTTGGAGCTGCCTTTCGTCAATCTAAGGTATTGTTTGAGTATATGGAGACCATCTGGAACAACGCCCCAATCTTGAGAAGCATGTGCGATGCTAGCAGTGGCCCACGCAGAGACGTGGATAGATGTGTAATGCGAATTAACAAGTCTCGCGTTACCTGCCTACCCCTAGGTGACGGTCAGAAAATTCGTGGTCAACGCGCAAATGATATTATCGGTGATGAATTCGGAAGTATCCCGAGAGAAATTTTCGAAACGGTTGTTGCAGGTTTTGCCGCCGTTAGCTCCGACCCAATTGAAAATGTTAAAAGAATAGCGTCTGAAAAAAAGGCCGCCGAGCTTGGTATAGAGATGATTTCGAACAGTGAGGACACACTAAGAAAAATTGACAACCAAATAATTATATCCGGTACCGCCTATTATGACTTCAATCATTTCGCTGAATACTGGAAAAAATGGAAGTCTATCATACAAAGCCAAGGGAAAGCCGGGAGGCTAAAAGAAATTTTCGGGGAAGATCCACCGCGAGATTTTAATTGGGAAGATTATTCAATTATAAGAGTCCCCTACGAACTTTTGCCAGAGGGCTTCATGGACGCCTCACAGGTCGCCAGATCAAAAGCTACGGTTCATGCTGGAATTTATCAGATGGAATACGGAGCGTGCTTTACACGCGATTCTCACGGCTTCTTCAAGCGTACTTTAATAGAAAGCTGCGTAACGAGTGACGACGGAAGGCTAAAAGACTCTGAGGACAAAGAGGTGTGCTTTCAAGCCCAGCTACGCGGAGATTCCAACAAAAAGTATATATATGGCGTCGATCCAGCTTCAGAGGTCGATAATTTTAGTATTGTAGTTCTAGAAGTTGGTCTAGATCATCGTAGAATAGTACACTGCTGGACTACCAATCGAGAGCAACACAAAGAAAAGGTAAAAAGCGGGTTCTCTTCAGAAACTGATTTCTATTCTTATTGCGCCAGAAAAATTAGAGATTTAATGAGAATATTCCCATGCATACATATATCTATGGACGCCGGAGGTGGTGGTATAGCCGTAATGGAATCTCTTCACGATAAGGATAAAATACAGCCAGATGAACTTGCAATATGGCCAACGATAGATGACGACAAGCCAAAGGACACGGACGACGAAAGAGGACTTCATATACTAGAAATGTGTCAGTTTTCAAAGTACGATTGGCTCGCTGAAGCCAACCACGGGATGAGAAAAGACTTTGAGGATAAAGTTCTCTTATTTCCAATGTTCGACACGATCAGTCTGGGCATTGCTAATGCTGAAGACGGCCTAAAAGGTAGAAATTTCGACACACTGGAGCAGTGCGTTATGGAAATTGAAGACCTTAAGGATGAACTTACAATGATACAGATAACCCAAACTCCTACAGGTAGAGATAAGTGGGATACTCCAGAGACTGTAATTGGAACAGGCAAAAAGGGCAAGCTTAGGAAAGACCGTTATTCTGCACTATTAATGGCAAATATGGCAGCCAGAACTCTGTCTAGGATACCCACACCCGAAGAATACAAATTCTATGGTGGATTCGCAACGGTAGAAAAGACTGACAATAAAGGCAACATGTATTCTGGGCCGAATTGGTTCACCGATAATATGGAAAATTTATACTGATTGGTGTATAATCTAAAAGCATTTCAATTACATTCCAATTACTTTAAGACTGGGTTAAAAAATGGCAAAAGAAGATCGTAAAGAAGATTCATTCATAACATGGAACGAAACGGACCAAACAAGTAAAACTCGTGCTTTTGAGAGTTTTTCTGAATCGTTGGACTCTTATGATGGCATCTCAAAGGGGTATCACAGAGACTTTTTAGATATTGAGTCAAATAGATCTGTCAGGCCCGGATATGGAGCAAACGACTATTACGCATTCAGACCAAACGAGGCCACGCCCAAAAAACAGAAGAGGGCCATCAAGATGTGTATGGACGCCTATGAAAAAGTAGGCATTGTCAGAAATGTAATAGATTTAATGGGTGATTTTGGCTGTCAAGGGATAGATATTGTACATGAAAGCAAAAGTGTAGAAAAATTCTACAAGCAATGGTTCAAAAAGGTGGGGGGAAAAGAGCGGTCGGAAAGATTCCTTAACAATCTATACAAAACGGGGCAGGTATTTACCTATAGAAGCAACGCTGCGATAACACCCGAAATAAAAAAATACATGAGGTCAATGGCTCATGACATAAGACTTGACTTACCAATAACTCAACAAAATGTGATTCCTTGGAGATACAATTTTTTTAACCCATTGAACATTGATGTGAAAGATGGCAACATAAGCCTTTTCTTGGGCAGAAAAAACTATGAGCTAACAGCAAACTCATTCTTCGATAATTTCAAAAACGGCGGAACCGTCCCCGCTAAAATCATGGATACTTTGCCCCCTAGCGTTAAAAATGCAATTAAGACTGGGAAAAGAAAGATAGACCTAGATGAAGAAAGGCTATCTGTCTTTTACTACAAAAAAGACGACTGGCAGCAGTGGGCGTATCCGTTAACCTATGCTATCCTAGACGATATTATAATGCTAGAGAAGATGAAGCTAGCCGACCTGTCCGCTCTAGACGGGGCCATATCAAACATTAGACTTTGGACAATTGGTAGCTTAGACCATAAAATACTCCCCAATAAGGCCGTAATCAAT